GCCGGTGGCCAACTGCATCTTGCTGATGAAGTCCTCGACGCCCGTCGTCTTGAATCCCTCGCCGACGTTCTCCATCGTCTTCGCGAGCGACGCCATCGCCACCTGGTCGTCCATTGCGGCCTGGGCGGAGTCCTTCAGGAACGTCACCACTGAGGTCAGCGCGAACGCGCCACCGATGGCAGCGCCAAGGCCCGTGAACGACGACGCGAACGACGACGTGAAGCCCTTGGCCTGCTTCTCGATCATGGAGAGGTCTTTGGTGGCCTGCCTGATGTTTCCCGACCGGTAGTCACCGGTCACCGTCATCTTCGCGCCGGCCATCAGTTCATCTCCCTCTCCAGCGCACGCTCGATCTTGCGGGCGATCTCCTCGTCAAACCCGGCAGGCTTCGCCGCGTAGTACGCCGCGACCATCCCGCGAGGGCCCGCAGTGCCGTACTTCCAGTGCTCGATCGGGTAGCGGCTATTCACTGCTTGCACCAGCGCGGCACCCTGCGAGGTCGTGACGCGATTCCCCTTGCCGATCAAAGCAAAGGCGGCTCCGGCGGCATCGTTCTGCTTGACCTCGTAGGCAAGCCCCATGTTTTCCTTAGATCCACGGGCTCGGAATCGGTTCATAGATATAGACACCTTGCGCCGCGCTTGATCCTGGTAGAAGCCGATATCCCGGCCTTTACCGGACTCGGTCCACGGCCCCCAGTTACTGACCGGAGCATCAGGGATGCGCTGCTGCACTTCCTTCTTGACGTCTTTTGCCACATCCCGCATGGCCTTCGTGATCTCCTTGAAAGCCAACTGGTCGGACTGCTCAAGGGCGCGCATGGCGCGCCCGAATCCGGTCATCTCGATGCGAAACGGCATTAGCCCCTCCGTGCCTTCTGCTGCTTCTTGATTTCACCAGCACGCCACGTCAGGTAGCGGGCCATCGTCGCGATTACGCGGTCAGACTGTCGCTCAACGACGTCTGGAGCGAGGCGGAACTCGTAGGCGAGGTGGACGAGGTTCCAGGTAGCGGACTGTGGTCCAAAGGGACGATGTCCGCCGAAGCCTTGTCGTCATCCTCCACCGACAGCACCGTGCCCAGCCACTCGTCGAACGAAAGCGACGTCAACGACTGCCGGGTCAGGGCCGTCCACGTCAGCCACCACATGTACTCAAGCCGCGACGTCACCACGCTGATTGGCTTGTCGAAGTGACGTTCGAACGCGACCGCATCGGTCGCAGCAGTGATCACCCGCTGCGACCGACCGTCGTCGTAGTCGACCTTCAGGGTCAAGCGCATCATCGGAACCTCCTAGGCAGGGTTGGGCTACGGGGTCTTGGTGACCGTGCCGCTGGTCGGCCAGGTCACCGAGAGGGTCGCCAGGTCGCCGATCTGGCCGTTGATGGGGATGTTCTGCGTGACCAGGCATCCGACGGCGTATTGCGGATTCGTTGCCGTCACGCTGCCCGAGGTCGGGACCAGGGTCACGGTCGCGATGGTCCCCAGCAGCGGGTACAGGGTCGCCTCCACCGCACCAGCAGCGAAGTCCTGGTTGAAGTCGATAGAAACGCTGCCGTCACGAAGCCCACCGATACGGGTGCGGGCAGCGGAGCCGAACGCGGTCGTCTCAACCTCGTCGGCGGTCATCTCCAGGGACACGCTGGTCACGTAGGAGGACAGGTTCGTGGTGCCGATCGTCACCTTGAAGTCCTGGGCGTAGAAAACTGGCATGACTTGCTCCTTCTTAGATCGCGTTAACCATGACCCGGAAGGTCACGGTGAGGTACTGCGCGTCACCGATGGCAAGCGGGCCATAGCCCGACCAGTCGGTTACTCGGCAGGAGTGCGCGGCTCCGCCGAGGGTCTTGTCGGCCTCAAGTGCGGCCTTGATCGAGTAGGCCCCCGTCGAATCCAGGTACACGTCCAGGCTTGACTGCCCGGTGCGCTCATTGATGCGCCCGCCGATCAGCAGCACCTGGAACATGAACGTGTCCGACCCGCGGGCCATGCTCACGTCGTAGTCGACCCGCTCCGGCACGACGATCGCGATGGGCGGGCTCGGGTTGTCCGGCGCGAACCACGACGTCCGAAGGCCGCTGATCGCCGAGAGGTTGGTCGCGATGCCCTGCCGCAACTCCAGCAGGCTCACAGCGCGAGCCTCGGGCGCGTGTACGGCATGAGCATGGCGGCGATGTCGGGATCGACGCGCGACACCCGAAGCCCGCCCATTTCTCCGAACGTGACGCCGAACGGCGCGTCCGGTCGCTTGAACCAGCGGATGGCCTGCATGATCTCGGCCTGCTTCACGCTCGTCGGGATCGACCCGAAGCCGAAGCGACCCGTCACCTTCACGGTCTGCAACCCGCTACGCACCGGCCAGGTCGCCGCGTTCGTCGTCCGCAGTCGGGTCGTGGGGAACGCGATTCCGTCGCTGATGTTGTTCAGCGGCTCGGCCTGGTAGTTCGTCGTGACGTTCCACGTCGCCCCGTCCTCGCTGAAGTACGCGGCCGTGATCGAGTAGACGTCGTCAATCTCCACGACGTCGGTCTTGCCCGCAGCGAACACTCGCGAGGTATCGGCCGAGGCGGTGCCGAACGTCCGGCCGCACTGGACGACGATCGCCTCGCTGGCCGCGTCCAGGGCAAGCTGCAATGTGGAGTCATCCACCGTGTCGCTGTTCGGCACGCGAAGCGCGGCCTTCAACTGCGCCAACGTCGCGTAGGACATCAGGCCTCCATGTAGTTCCAGCGAAAGTTCTCAGGGCCCGGCTCGATGCCGAGGTGTCTCAAGTAGTCGGCCTTCACAGCAGCGCCGTCCCAGCCATCGGGTACGCCCTCGCCCGCATGGAGCCGACCGACGCTTGCCAGTACCGGCTCGGGCAGCACGTCCACCAGGCCCGGCCACGCGTAGGCGTGGCCGTACTTGGTATCGACGCGGGCCCAGCCAGCACTCGGGTCGCAGGCCGCGCGGCGGACCACGTTCGCGCTGATCAGCGTCGCCGCGATCGGCAGCGACGGGTCACGCTCCGCTATCTGCGCCAACGAACCGGTGGCACCACATGCCCCGCGAGGGGTGCTGTTGCTCATCAGGATCAGCCGGTCGGCAGTCGTGCACTCGATCCGGCCCAAGACCGTCAGGAGGGCTGTATCGGTCACGGTGTCGTCGTCGCCGATGGTCCACAGCCACGGCGCAGTGCCCGCACCGAAGCCGCGAAGGATGTTCGCGTCCCCGCCGATGTCACTGGCCCGGCGCGAGTACTCCACCCGGCAGGAATCGCCCAGCAGGTCCCGCACCAGTCCCGACGAGGCCCCCGTGTTGTCGCTCACGACGACCTCGACCCGCTCGTCAAGTTGCGGCGCGAGCGAGTCCAGCAGCGCCGACAGTTCCGGGCGGCCCTTCGTCGGTATATAGATGGTGAGGACCGTCCCAGCCGGCTTGCCGTTGTCCCACGACGTCGGCAGCGGCTCCACCGCAGCAGTGCGGCTCGCCTTCGCGGCCAGCCGCTCCAGCACCGGCCGCCACTGCTCCGCGTAGACCTTGTCGGCGGAGTAGTTGTCCTGCACGAACTGCTCGGCCTTCGCGCTGCGACCCTTGCCCGCCGCGTACGCCTCCTCCAGGCGCTGCACGATCGAGTTGACCGACGGCGTCGAGGACCACGCGCCCTGCGAGCCGTCCCACCACGGCTGGCACTCGGTGATCCACCCATCCCCAACGAGTTCCGGCTGAGCCGAAAACCCGTTGACGATGACGCGCGTCCCGCAGGCTTGAAGCTCGATGGCCGGGATGCCGAAGCCCTCCCCGCACGAAGCCAGCAGGCCGACGTCGCACGCCGTCATGAGCGTGGCGACGATGGTCGACGGCAGGCCCAGCCGGTAGCCCCACTGGTGGACGAACCGGTATTGCTCGGGCTTGAGCGCGCACATCTTGACCAGCACGTCTAGGTCCAGGCCGCCGAGGCCCTCCCGATTGGTGTGCAGGTACAGAAGCGCGTCCGGCTTGTCAGCGGCAAAGATTGAGAAGGCGAGGATGTTCTCCCCGAACGCCTTCCGGCTCGGCACGCCCTTATTGGCCGCGAACATTCCGACGACGAACCGGTCCTCCCCGGCCCGCATGATCTCCCGGCCCGTCATCCGCTTGTCCCCGAGCGTCGCCCGGGCCGTCGGCCTGAACACGCTGGTGTCGATGGCGTGCGGCACGTACTCGCTGAAGATCCCCGCGTCCGTGAGCATCTTCTGCCCGAACTTGCTCATGGCGATCGGAGTCACGTTCGGCTTCGACAGGAATGCCTTGACCCCTGGTGGCGCGGGAGCGTGGTCGATGGGGACCCACGACGCGACCGGGTACTTGTCCCACGCCGCGCCCTGGTAGACCCACACGTCGTACAGCGTCATGATCAGGTGCGCGTAGTCAGGGTGCGTCCGCTGCCATTCGAGGAATGTCGGCTCGACGACGTCGTTGTTGACCACATCCCAGCCGCGCGGGAAGATCGCGGCATCGCCCCAGTCAGAGACCGCGGCCTCGTTGCCGTAGTTCGAGACGATCGCGACCTTGTGATCGTCGGCCAGCATCCGGCCGACGAGTTGAGCGGTCTGCTGGCCGTACCCCGTTGGGGCGTGCGGACTGTTGCTGTGAAACGTGCAGGCGATCTTCACTGGACCTCCGAGGTGCCGCCCGCCCTGAGAGGCGCTGCCTAGACGCGAGGCGGGCGGCTATCGGCGGTGGAGGTCCCATCCCGCCGGTCTCGGGTGCGCGCCGCGGGGACCACGCGGCGGTTCTCCGGGCGAGGACGGCCTTCGGCTTCGGCCTGGTCGTCGTCCGGGGTCTGGTAAGCGCTCATGTCAGCGTGGGCGGGAGGCCGAAGCCCCCCGCCCACATCCGGCTAGTAGCCGCTGACCGGGTTGAACCCGGTGCCGACGAGCTTCGCGATCGAGGCCGGGTAGCGGGCCGCAATCGCGCAGTAGGAGTACAGCTGGAACCGCACCGTGAGGTTGGCGCTCAGCACGTCCGGCAGGACTCGGGTCCGCATACCCGACTCCATCAGGAGGGTGTCGCTGAACTTCGACACGATGCCGGGCAGTGCGCTCGACACCGTCGGGATACCGGGATCGAGGTACGCCGGGAGCCCGAGAATGTTCCCCACCGGACCCTGAGCCGCACCAGGAGCGCCATTGACTCCGACCGCGTTGAACGGCCCGTTCTGGTTCGGCACCACGATGGGACGACCGTTGGAGTCCGACAGGCCGATCAGCCCGTACCAGATGGACGGGTGCAGCACGATCGCCTCAGCGCCAGCAAACCGGGCCTTGGCCACCTGGGACAGTGCCTGCGCGAACGCAGTGCCGAACCCGGCGGCGGTCGGAGTGCCTGCCGTGTAGGTCACGGTCCCGATGCCCACGGTGTTCAGCAGGCCGAGCATCTCGCCCGCCGTGCCAGCGCCGTTGATCACCTGCACGTTCAGCCGGGAGTCGTACGCCTGCATGAGGTCGGAGAAGATCATCCGGTCCAGCCCACCAGCAAGCGGGGACTGCTCCACCGTCTGGATGCTGACGTTCTCGTAGCCGGAGATGGTCCGCACCGGAGCGGCGACCGACGTGGTCACCATGTCCTGCGTGGTCGTGGCGGCATTGTCAGCCGTTTGGATGCCCACGTCCGTTCCTGTAGTAATTCGAGGTATGTTCACGCTGTCTGTCCCCGGAGGCAAAGCCATCGGCGTCAGCAGGTCCGCAGTAGTCCGACCAGACCGCAGGGTGCCCGCGTAGAGGTCGACCAGCCACAGCGGCGGGACGAACTCTCCGATGCCACCATCGGTCCGCGACACGTCGCGACGCTCGACCGCGACCTCCTGCATGTGCCGGTTGAGTGCCGACCAGGAGCCCTGATCGTTGCGCAGTTGCGCATTGATCATGTCCCGAACGAACGACCGCTCCGAGTGCTCGGCGTACGTCATCGGCTCGGAAACGACCTTCGCGTGCCCGATCCCCGCAGCAGAGCGGGACTCAGCGATCTGCGCAGAGCGCTCCTGCGCGGCCTCGAGGGTCGCGATCCGACCGTCCAGAGCCTTGATCTGGCCCTGTCGATCCTCGACGGCCTCGACGGCCTCGACGGTTGCCTCGCCCTCCAGCAGAGCGTCAACCTCGGAAGCAAGCGCGCTGCGCTGCTCCAGTAGTGCGTTCAGCATGGACATGCCGAACTCCTTTCACGTTGTGTTTGATGGGTGATGCGCGTCGGGGCCCAAGGGGCGCAGACGAGCGAACCGACAGCGGGGCCAGTGGCGCGGCGGCCGGTAAGTAGGTGAGGGCTAGCGGGCTGCGCGCAGTTGCGCGAACCTCCAGCGGGCAGCAAGGTCATCGGACGCTGAGCGCATCCCGACCGATGTGGCTGAGTAAGCCGGCCAGGTCACGACCGACACCTCGAACAGGTTCAGGTTCCGCAGTTCGCGGACCCCGTCCTTCGTCCGGGTCGTGCCGTCCTCCGCAATCGAGAAGGCAAATGACATCTTGTCGACGTCGCCGCGAGCCAGCGCCGACGCCAGTTCGGCCGCGCGCGGATTCGACTGGTCCAGCGTTGCCTCGACGCGCAGGCCGACCTCGTCCTCGACAAGGTCTAGCGTCCCGGCCGACCGGCGGGCCAGCGGCAGGGCGTCGGTGTCGTGGTTGACCAGCAGGAAGACGTCGTCGCCGCGCGAGAGGGACTGGGCGAACGCGCCGCGCTTGATGACCTCGCGGAACGGCAGCCCGTCGGCCTCCCGGTCCCACATGGCGGCGTACCCGACCATCTGGACGGTGCCGTCCTCGTGCGTCGCTGCCCGCACCTCAGAGGTGAACGTGCGCTTGTCGGCCGTGTCGATCTGCGACCGGCGTGCCTCCAGGTCGTCGGGCGCGGCAGTGCGCTCCAACTCCACCGACACCTCGACGCCTTCGTCCTCGTCGTCGTCATCGCGCAGCCATCCCGGCGCGCAGTCCTTGTCCAACTCGAACGCATCGCAGTACTGGTCCTCGGCGACTGGCGCATCCCAGCGGGAGCACATGGACTCCGGGACTCCATTGGCGTCCACGCTCACCTGGAAGTACTCGCAACTTGCGCACGCGGGCCGGAACACCGGCACGTCCTCAGACGTCGAGGGCCGGTACGACGGGGGCAATGCCCTGGTCTCGATCATGCTGTCCTCCATCACGCTGCGGTCATCCGCAGCGTTGAGTTGGTCGTTGATGCCTGACGCCCAGCGCAGGCCGGGATCCCCGCCCCACGCCGCCCACGCGACGCGGCCGGGTGATGGGTAGCCGTCCTCGCCGGGGCTGAAGCCCTCGGCCTGCTTGTCGACCTCGTGGCGCGAGAGGTAGGAGTACATGCGCAGCACCGTCTCCTCGGACAGCGCCCGACCGGCAGCCAAATCGCTGGCACGCTTGCGGCCGACGTCGGTAAAGCCAGCCCCGGCCTTGCCTTCGGCGATCCACTGCACTGCGCGGTGCGCCTCGTCCTGCACTCCCTTCGGCGGGCGGTACGTCCTAGCCACGGTCGACCGGCGGATCGTTCGGGTCGGGGTCGACGCCGACCACCTGGTCAGGGCCGACCGGGGAGCCCGGCAGCACCGTGACGAACTCGTCCCCGCCCCCGTACGGGGCGAAGCCGTCGACCGCGCGAGCCTCGTTGCGCGAGCGGGTGCCGCTCTGGATCTGGTGCATCTGCACGCGGGCCTTGGTCAGCGAGTCCAGCCGCAGCAGGCTCGACGGGTCGAACTTGATCGTCACGCCAGGGAAGATCGAGGACAGGGCGATCTCGAAGCGCGTCAGCCACGGCTGGAGCGTGTGGATGAGGAACGCAAGCGATGCCTGCTCGACGTTCTGGTAGGTCGACGGGTCGGACTTCAGCCCGATCAGCCACGGCGGGATCCTGAAGATGCGCGCGACCTCGGCAAGGACTGCCTCGCGCGAAGCGTTGAACTCCATATCAACCGCTGAGGTCTGTATCTCGCGCCACTTGATCCCGTTCGCCAGCACCGCAGGGCGGCGAACCTTGCGCTGCGACGCCTCCCACGACTCGCGAAGCGACGTCATGGCCTCCTTGGTCAACTGCTGGTCGGTCTCCAGCACCGAGGACGGAGTCGCCCCATTCGCGTACCACTGCGCCAGGTAGCGGTCCATGGCCATCGCCAGGCCGATCATCGTGCGCTGCATCGACAGCGGCGAGATGCCGATGAGCGCCTGCGGTGGGGTGTACCAGCGCATCACCAGCAGGTCCTCGCGCGGGATCTCCTTGCCAAGGTGCAGGTAGGCCCGGCCCGTGTAGTCCTTCGACGCCTGCACGGTCATCTGGTACGGGTGCAGCGGCGTCAGGCCGATGACCTCGCCCCGGCGGTCACGGCTCAGGAACGTGTAGGAGTTGCCGTGCATGGCCGTGGTTGCGATCGTCGAGTGCTTGAACTCGTACGGGGTCGACTCCTGCGGGTCAGGATCGGACAGCGCCTGCGGAAGCTCGATGCGATTGCCCACGGAGTCATACGCGATCAGGTCCAGCATGGCCACCGAGTCGGCAAGCAGGCTGACGCACGACAGAACCGACGACACGCCCAGCGCTGTGACCTCGTCCACCCGCTCCCCGGCGAGGGACGACATGGACACCTGGCCGTAGTAGAGATTCAGCGGGTTCACCGACGAGTTGAACGCCGGGTAGTCCCCTCGTGCCTCCAGCCCGCGACGAAGCAGGCTCATGCCGCACCGGCCAAGAACCCGATCGCCAGCAACGCGACGCCGAGGGCCAGCAGCGCGACGCCGAGTCCGAACAGGGTGAAGCACCCGGCGACGATCGCCGACGCACCGAGCAACTCCGACGCCGTCGTCACCCGCTCGCGCGTGAACGTCGCACGCCACACGCGCGCCAGCGCCTCATTCGTTCTCGTCATCTTGCTCCCAAAGGTCGAATATCTGAGGCTCGCGGCCTGCGGTCTGCGCGTGACCCCACGCAGCGAGGGCGACGGCACACAAGGGCGAGATGTCGGCGAAGGACCCGCGACGGCCGAACGCCCACAGGTCGCCGACGACGCGACGGCGCGCACCGGCCACTGCCGCGTCAAGGTCTGGCTGCTGCAAGTGCCGCAGCGTCTGCTGGTCGATGTGCGAGACGAGCGCGACGGCCGCCTGGGCCATCTCCCGGCCAGCCACCTTGCGCACCTGGATGCCCGCCCGCTCCAGGTCGGGCAGCAGCGCACCCGCAGGAGCACCCGCATCGAGTACCACCGACGACGGAGACCAGCGGCGCACCAGCGCCTGGACCCGCTCCACCGCCCACGACGTGCCCGGCCGGTGGTCGATCAACTCCACATGCAGCAGGCCGTCCGAACGATGGCCGGCAATGGCGACCGACGTCGAACCGTCCGGCGAGACATCCACTCCAAGGCTCACCGGGTCCAGCACCATCGAGGCCTGGTCGACGCACTTGTCCCACTCCACCGACGACACCGCCGTATCCGCGAGGCCAGGGTCCGACCAGATTCCCAGCCGCTCCCGCGCGAACTCCTCCGCAGGCATCGCCGCCAACTCGCGGGCCACGTGCTCCTCGGATATGCGGATCCCGAGGGCAGGGTTCGCCTGCCGCCACGCCTCAGGATCGTCAGGACTCGCCGACGGCTCCGCCGACCACTCCAGGTAGCACAGGCCCGCCTCAGACTCCGCACCACGATCGCGCAGCGACCGCAGCACCTCCGAGTCGACATGCCCCGCCGACGAGGCATACCAAAGTTGCGGATTCGGACGCGCCGACAAGGTCGGCATGAGCGCACCGAGTGCCTCCCGTGGCAGCCGGTAAGCCTCGTCAAGGATCACGAGGTCACCGGAGAAGCCACGGCCCGAGCCCGTCGACCGCGCAACGAAGCGCAGCCTCGCACCCGTCGTCAGTTCGATGCCCTCCTCGCCGTGCGAGGTCCGCACCCGAGCGACGCGCTTACGCAAGTCGTCGGTGTTCTCGACCAGCATCAGCACCCGGCGGAATGCTTCGGCGGCGGTCTTGAACTCGTGGGCTGAGTGGAGGATCAGTTGCTCGCCGAACAGAAAGAGGCCCGCCAGTTCGCGAGCCTCCAAGATGCTTCCCTTGCCGTTCTGGCGAGGGACGATCAGGCCGACCTCGAAGGCCGACCACTTGCCGTCCTTTCGCTCGCCGAGGGCACAGTCCAGCGCGAAGGCCTGCCAATCGTCGAGCACCAGGCCAGCGGTAGCGGCCAGTTCGACCGCCTCCGCGCCCGCGCTACTTCGAGCCTTGGGCCACGTTCCGATCCGAGGCCGAGCGACGGCTGGCACGGCGCTTCGCGAGGTCATCGACCTTGCTCGCAGCGCCAGGCACCGGCAGCGCGGCGATCTGCTCCAACACGATTGTCAGCTGACGCGCCAACGGCGCGGCATCCCGCTCCGCATTGACCAGTCGGCGGGCCAGTTCGTCCCGCAGCGCCAGCAGCGTGGCACGACGATCGCCGGACGCCGCTGCGGCGACCAGGCCGACAGGCTTCTTCGCTGGTGGCATGGCTCCTCCTCACGGCGTGGTGCAGGCGTAGACGCTGATGGTCGACGTCCCGGCAGTGTTGGCGATCGTCCAGTCACCTGGGAAGGCCGTCCACCCGTCAGGGCAGCGACCCGCAACGAAGAAGATGATCCCGCCCGTGATGAGCGTTCCATCGGTCCCCGCAGGACCGGCAGCACCGTCACGTCCCGCAGCGCCGTCGACTCCCGCAGGACCGCGAGCGCCAGGGGCACCCGGCTCGCCCTTCAAGCCCTGCACCCCAGGAGCGCCCGGCGACCCGTCCCGGCCATCCCGACCCGCAGGGCCGGGGACCGGGGCACGGGCCTCCAGGGCGATGATGCGGGCCTGCAACTGCTGCACCGTGCGGCGCATCGGGTCATCCCGAGGCGCAGCGAGCGCAGGAGCCGAGGCGCAGAAAATGACCAGGCAAAGCAGGACAAGCAGGCGCTTCATGTGGGACCATCCCTCGATAGGCGACGAAGGGGGAGAACGTGGGACTGTTCAGCAGCAAGCCGAAGCCAGAGCCGGTAGCGCCCATTCCGATGGAGGAGCGACCGATCGAGTACGTAAGATTCCCGGCCTGCAAGCACTCAGCGGACGACTGGGACTGCGGCTGCTACTCATGGGACGTGCAAGTGGGGAGCACCTACGGCATAGACCGAGACGCCGACCGCACGCTGCTGCCGTCCAAGCGAGGCGCAACCAAGCGGACGCTCGTCCTTCTGCCAGACGACCAAGGCCCAGACGACTGGGTGCCGTTCTTCTCGCTTACTAACGCGCCAATTGGCCACGCCAACATTCCCAAAGCGGCGCGGCTATGGGCCACCAGCGACGAGACCCGGCTGGTATTCCAGATCTGGCTCGTCGTATCCCGAACCGACGACGAGTACGACAAGGAGCCCTACTACGAAGCCAAGGTGCGCTTCGCCAAGAAGGGCGAACTCCTCCAGTTCGACGAGGGGGACCCGCTCGCCATGCTCCCGTGACTAAAAACACGTGGAGAGAGACGCGGGAGGGAACTATGCGGGTGGCCGTTATGCCCCCCAAAGAAACGATGTGCCCCGGTTTGTCCGGTTTCACCACGCGCGACTCGACCGCTTGACCGAGTGGGCCGGTCGCGATCCTCGTCCAAAGTTTCCGGTGCATCCCAGGTCGGGGTGCGATCGTCCGTGTGCTGGTCGCCAGTTGCTGACGTCCCACGCAAGGGCAGGGTTGACGGACAGCGGCACGACGTGGTCGATCGTGTAATCACCGGGCTCGATCGGGTGGCCGCATAGCCAGCAGGTCCAGCCCAGGTTGCGCATGGCCCATTGCCGAGCGCGGGTCAGGCGTCGGCCACCCCAGCCGACTGCTTGGTTGGCGCGTGCCATGTGGCCTCCGGGGTGGCGATGGCCTGTAGGACGGGGCCGAGGCTGGTGGCCCTGGCCCGTAGGCCCAGCAGGGTGAAGGGGTGCAGGGTCGCGGCGAGGCTGGTCTCGTCGAAGCGGCTGATGTGCTCGTGCCAGGTGTCCATCAATGGCTCAATGGGCACCTCGGCGTAGATGAGCCCGCCTGGTGCGGCGTGGCGCCTGGCGACGGCGAGGAGGTCCCTGGGCCAGGGTGCGTGCTCCAGGACGTGGGCGAGGACGATGAGGTCGTAGGTGCCGTGGGGCTCGGGGTCGCCGATCTCCCAGACGGTCACGTCAGCCGTGGCGGTGAAGGGCGTGTTGCGCCCGTCGTTGCCGCCGATGTCCAGGACCGTGGCCGGTTGCAGGTACTCGCCTATCCAGGCCTCGACGTCGGGCAGGTAGTCCCTCGGTGCGTTGAGGTGACCGGACGAGTAGCCGGGCTCGAAGGTGGCGCGCTCCCGGTCGTAGTCGGCGTCCCGGTACCCGGCGTACAGGGCAATAGCCTGCTGCATGGTCCACCGGTGCGCGCTGAATCGCAGCCCGCAGCGACTGCACGTGCAGGTCCTGGTCTCGGTGACCCCGGTCCGGTGCGCGACGAAGGGGGCGATGCTGCCGGAGTCGTGCACG